TCCCAGACTGCCCACGAGATAGACCTAGAATCATAGGAGGAACAAGTAAGCCTTCCATAATCTTTCTATCGTGATGCTCAATATAACCTATGAAGTCTGCGTTAGTCATCTGAATAGCTTCGATCTTATCTCCCCCTGAGATAGACAAAGAACTCATGGAGTTTATGCGAGAGAGGATGCCTTTCATCTTACCAACATCGTTGGCGTCTGTAGTGGTTCCGACTAGAAGGGGTGTTCCGTAGCGTTCGTATGCTATGTTGGCAAATCTATATAGTCTGTCTTTTGTGATCCAGTGCTTATAGATTGGACGCAAGTTAGACTTTCCGTACATGTTGCCGAACTCCTTATCGAATGCATACCAGAGGATTTTCTCACGAGGTATCTTAATTGTCTTACTCCCTATTCGTTGCTCTACATAGACAATATCTCCAAACTTGTCTGTCTTAACGTGCACCTGAGCAGGGTTAAGCGTTTTTAGCTTTCTCAGTTTGACGGCCCCGTCAGTGTACTCAAAGACTTTTTCTGTACAGCTATATCCATACACGAGAGCGGTCATCATTTCTTTGATGTTGTCTTCCAAGTTACCCTGGATAGACTCGAAGTTTTCTAGAATGAAGTCTGCGTATTTGCGAGTCTCATCGTCCTCGCCTGTGATGGTAAACCCCTTAGCTGTAGCTGATAGTTTAATCATCTCAACGGCAGCACGAACTTGTCCGTCTAGAAGCATCTTCTCGTAGATATCTAGCGTGAACTCGTCAGGGTTTAAATCCACTTGTTCACGTCTCTCATACTTATCATCTTTGTAGAGTCCGATCTCTTGAGCCAACTTGTGTAGCTCTGCCTCCTGAGTCTTCCTCTCTTGTTTAACCTTCTTGCTAGCAAATACATCAAATAATCCCATTAGTTTCCCTCCTCGGCTTCTGCGACCGTAGTCTCCACCTTGTTAGTTTCATCTATATAGTAGAAAATGCCAGACAGACTACCAATCAGGCATGTCTTTGTGGTCACTAAACAGATTGTCAAACTGGTAGTCGTCTCTCTCTACGTATTCTGCCTCGAAGCGGTTCTGTAGCTCGTGGATACCTTCTCTCACGTAGTTAAGTGCATGGAACGCATCATCTGGAGTACGGTGGTCATATAGTTTCTTACCTGTACCAGTGTTACTCTCAGTGAACTTCATCTCGATAGCCGTCCAGTGGTCAAAGAAATACTCGATAGCTGCAGGGTCTTTGTAGGGGACTACAATATTTCCTTTGTGGAATGCATCTATAAGCTTGTCCATAGAGAAAGTGCGGTCTACCTGTAGAGTTGAGTTATTGAATCCTTTGTATTCACGCTTGCGAGGATCATTCGCATAAGTAACGTAACGGCAAGAGATAGCCTGTCTCCCGTACATTTCGTACAACTTTTGAGACTCGTAAGAACCGTAACCTATATCGCCGACTACCTTTTCTACATTGAACTTACCCACGAGGTCGGCTATGTGGTGAATCAATTGGTCGTGGACGTTGAGTGCGTTCTCACTCCTATCAGGTTGCCAACTTTCTGCGTAGTCAATAACTAACTTGCCGTTCTCACTGTGGCCAATAAAGATAATTGTCTTAGACTTACCGCCTGATCCGTAATCGACTCCTAGTACAGTTCCATCGTGGCTGAACTTCTTGAGAGAGCGAGTCTTGTCAGTACAAGCAAGTACATCCTCTAGAGATAGCGGCTGCTCGTCACCACTATAAAATTCTCCGAGAACCTCATTGTTAAACGTCATAGCATCCATTGTCTGATAGTCACGCCAGATTTGGTTAGCTGAGATCCAAGTCATATTGAGCTGGTTAAATAGGTACCCACTGTACATTTTGTTTTCCGGACGAGTAGCTTCCCACTCCCCGTTAGCGCGGTCTAATTCGGCTTCACACTGTAGGCAACCAAAATATCGTCTCTCCGTTTCTTCTCCCTCATCTTGAATCATAATATTCTTCATAGACATAACGTCTGTGTGTCCGCACTCGCAAGTAACATGCCATTTCTTCTGGTCAGACTGTCCCCAGAGAACGCGGTCGTAGTAGCTACCCTTCTGCTTAGGAGTGCCTGTAAAGTAGCAACGTCCGTTAAGTTCCGTCTTAGGGTCTTTGATTTCACTATGCGAGACAGACTTCTCAATAGACTCGATAGCTGTTTGGGTAATATCCTGTACTTCATCGAAGATTACCATGTCTCCAGCGATACCTCGAAGAGCATCCCCGTCAGCCCACGCACTCCCGAAGTAATACTGACTAGAGTTAGCGAGACCGATAGCTGTCTTGGCGTCGCGCTTAGCCTCAACCATTCCCTCGAGGATGCCGCCTTTGGACTCGCGGATAGCCTTGCGGAATCGATCATTAACAAAACGAGTAGTTTGTTCCTGACGAGGAGCCGTATATGTAATCGTCGTGTGCTTTCTCTGGTAGCCGTGGAAGAGTTGAATACGGACGCCTGTCTCGGATTTCTCTACCTGACGTCCTGCTACGATTACTACTCGTGGGTGCGGATCTCTGTAGACTGCGTGTAAGTGGTCTCGGTGGTCAAAGCTAAAGGGTTTGCCTTTAACAGTCCCCGTTACTTCGGTGAATCCTATCGGGTCTTTCATCTTTTCTTTTAACTGAGCGATTTGCTCGGGAGTTGGTTGACTCATTTGTCTGCCTCCTATAATATTTATTTGTAAGGGATTGACATAAGAATATGACTCAGGTAATATAATAGATAACGAAAGGGTGGTCTAATATGTTTGGACTATTTAAGAAAAAGAAAGTGAAACGTAGTAATCCTAAGAGGGGTATCAAGTTTAGAATTAACGGAGTAGATTTCATCTGTGTAGGCATGAACGCTTGGACTGTAGAGGAAGCTATCCGAAGGAGAGAAAGACTTGTCTATGCAAAGAATAAGCTAGATGGTCGTACTCACGGGGTTAATCCTAAATGGATAGCTGATTATGTGAATATTGAGTACTATGAGGACGATAAAACTTGGGAGGTAGTCTAAGTAGAAAATTTCAATTACCATACTTTATAGAACGATTTATGGAGACGGCCTTTAGGGGTTTGTCTCTTTTGTTGTTTCTATATAAACAGTCTGGTAAGTGAAATTTTATATAGTGTATTCCTAATTAGAAAAATCTAGTTAGCCTGTCTCGTTGGTAGGTAGCGAGGGAGAAGACTATGGAGAAGTGTGGAGTGTCTAGTGGGGCTCCGTCTCAAGGGGTTGTTAAATTCTCTATAGGAGGGCTATTGGGGTAAAATTTCTTAAGTGATTCTATAGTTTCTGTAAATGTCTAGTATCGACACGTATGCACACCCCCGTGCTTGTAAAAGTAGGGGTACCCCTAGAGACATCCTCCTCGATCAGCCCAGTGAGCCAGACTAACAGCACCACAACATAGGAGCCTCTCACAGGCCACACAAGAGTCTCTGCCTCACAGAAAAGGCAAATGCCTTAGAGAAATACTAATGAGTGTCATGCGTATGTGTATGCTTGCATAGTGTGTACTAATGTGTGGTCGTATAGTGTGGCTAGTGAGGCAGGACATATAGAGTATGCTATAGAGTATGCTGCCTCTGTGTACTACAGTAAGACAGTGCCTGTATAGTGTGTCATATAGTCAGGCTATACAGAGGGTGTTATATAAGTGGTGTCTATAGAGAGTGGTCTGTATAGGGTGTTTATATGTGCCATCTCATATGGTGTTTTGACTTTCAGGGTTCGTACTTTCGGGAGTGTATCTTTCAGGTAGTGCATAGAATACTGCATACTTTCACAGAGGATTGCTTTACTTTCGGGGATTGGCTGTATGGATATGCGTTCTCTATACAGTAGCGGAATAGTGGTTGTTCATGCAGGCTTCTGTCTCATAGGGGTTGAGCCTTAGAGCCACAAGGGGTTGAGGACTATATAGGTACGTTCTCCTAGTTTACATAATTAAGGTTATAGGAAGTGACTGTCTTGGTTACATCAAATGAGGTGGATCTAAGGAGACTTGGCTAACTCGTATATACCAGTTCTGATAGTGAGAATCTAACAGGTGAGTGCGTCGGGGTGTGGGTAAGCTATCTAGTAAACCCCTGAGACACTCCTTCTCAGCATCTCCTACTCGTTACCTACCAGTGAGCCAAACCCTTTGA